CGCGTGCAGCGAATACCAGACCAAGAAGCACATTTACGCTGCGCCGGAGGTGGTGAAGAAGAAAACCAAGTCCGATCTGCGCCGGATGGTCGAGGGGGTTGCCAGCCCTGACGGAAAGGTGGTAAGCATTTTTTGACCCGTTTGCTCCGTAGGTCAATCATTAGCCCCCGGCGTTCCCTCACCCTGACGCCGGGGGCTTTTCTTATCTGCGCCGGGTGATGGTCATCACGCCATCGCGTGTGCGGCACATATAGCTGCGGTCGTGGCGCTGGCCGTAGCTGCTCACCGCGCGGCAGATGCGCTTTATGTCGGCGCTGGTGGGCGCTGGCATGGTGATCTGATCGCCGACAGCCATAGGGCCTAGCGGATAGGTCGGGGGTCTTCCAAAGGTCTTAGAAACGTAGGTCATCAGGTTCCCAATCGTAAATATCAAAGCCGAAGTTCAGCCATAGCCAGTGCCGCAGTTCAGGCGGCATCGGCTGGGCCTTTGTAGTGGGTGTGGATTTCGTATCGGTGGCCGTCTCGTTCAATCGGAAAGAGCGCATAGCATTCCGGCATGAACAGACGAAGTTTCTCCGCATCGTCCAGCACCCGCTTGCCTATGTATTCGGCGAGGTCTTCCTCTGCGATGCGGTCGGTCATTGCTTCTCTCCCAGTGCTGCGCGGGGGCGCAAATGATGGGTGCTATCCCCTTGCGGTCGCACTACGTAGATAGGATAAGGCAGATTGATCTCAGCAGTTATTTCGTCTGGTTTGCTCCAATCCATAACTGCTTCGCAGGTCGGCGCCGCTAGCGCCTTGCGTTCTTCGTCAGTCACTGTTCGATAGCCTCTGCGTAGGTGACGCGCGCCACTAGGCGGCGCTTGTCGGCTCTCAGTTGTCGTTCAGCAATGTCGAGCGCGATGTCGGCCATGACAGCGCGGGTCTTATGGTAGCTGTGGCAGCGCCGCCCGGCTGGCGTGTAGTAGACCAGCCGACAGTTGAAGTCCCGATAGGGCAGTCCCTCTAGCAGCCCGGTCATGGCAGCAGCCCCCGCGCCTTGCAGGCTTGCGCCAGATGGTGCGGGGCGAAGCCCCAGACACCCGCTGCTTGGCCGTATTGGCGGCAGAGGGCGCGCAGACGGTTGTCGCTGTCCCTGAGGGCCGCGCGCAGCCGGTCGGCTTCCCTGAGGGCCTCTGCGGCCTCTGAGAGTATATCCGCCTCGGTCAGAACAGCGGCTGGGGTGCGTTCTAGTGTTGCAGACATGGTCAGTTGCTCCGGGTCTTGAGGTAGCGGCCAGTGCGCGGGTCGCGGCGGACACATGAGCCTGCCAGCCGGTCATAGAGGCGGCGGTAAAGCCGGGCCTCGTAGCGAGCGTTCAGCCATGCCGACAGCGTAATGATTTGCAGCGCGATTGCAGCGCCAACGACGATCAGTTCGTTCGTGTCCATTGGTCAATCCTCCAGTAACAGGCAGAGCAGCCCCAGCAGTAGGGCGAAGGCAGCCGCCGCCATCAGTCAGCGTCCGCCCCTGCGCCCTTCAGCGCCTCATGCAGTTCGTTCAGTTCCTTGCGCAGCATGTCGCAACGCTTGTCGAGTTCATCGCGCTCCGCGATCAGGTCAGTCACTTGGTCCGGCAGGTCGGCGTAGTCGGCCAGACGTTCGCCAAGGGCGATTGCCAGTTCGTGATTGCTCTCCCGCGCGGCTGCGATCAGTTCGCAATCGTAACGAGAGCGCCATTCGGTGCGGTCAAATGATGGGTTAAACATCAGAAATTCTCCTTATAATAGGCGGCGATCAACGCCTCCAGCGCAGAGGCGTCGAAGTTGCCGCCTTCGCCGTTCTGGTAACGGTAGATACCCACCTTGCCCGGCTCGTCGCCGTAGGGCTGCTCGATCACAAAGCCGCCGATGCGGACGGCCCCATCAACTTCGGTCGTCATTTCAAGTGCTCTCCTGCTTCGATGGCGTGGGCCGCGTAATCCGTAGACAAGTGGCGATCCAGCTTCCGCAGCCATTCGACGATGTTGCCGCGCTCTTGCTCGACGCCGTCGTCCTTGCCTTGCCGATACCAGTAGGCGCGGTCTTGCGAGGCTTTGTCGTTTCCCGGCAGCTCGACGAACGTGTCGCAAGAGCAGTAGCCGTCCCGGCTACAGCCGATTGGGTCTCGGCATTGACCGTTAGCCATCGCCGCCGATCCTCATTACTTTCTTAGCGATCTCCGACGCCCACTGGCCGCCGCCTACGCGGGGTATGGCGATCATGAGCAGGGCGGCCTCAAGGCGCTCGATGCGGTCGGCAGCCTCGTCGAGCAGGTCGTCCAATAGGTCGTTGTCCAGTTCGATAGCCCCGACGCAGTCGAGCGCGGTGTAGAAGTCTCGGTCGCGCAGGCGCTTGACCAGCGTGCTGTCGGCGTGATCGGCCGCCGCGTGTATTTCCGGCTGTGTCATGTTGTTTGTTCCTTTTGCTTGCGTTGCAGTGTGTCGACGATTGCGGGATGCTCAGCCATGAGCCGGGCGAGCAGCGCTGTGCTGCCGGTCTGCATGGCCTTGTGGTGCAGCCGCTCGCCCTCTGTGGGGCTGTAGTTGGGTTTCATGTAAGTATCAGCCATGGCGGTCAGTCTGTCCCGCTTTCGGCTTCGTAATGGCTTTTTACCATAGACAGCACCAAATCGACGCTGGCTTGGCCTTCATACGTGTCCAGCAAGTGCAGCAGGTCGACGATCAAGTCGGTAATGTCTTCATCAGGTGCGTTGATAGTTCCACGGGCGTTGCAATAGGCGTTTATCGCCTCGCTTGCGAGATAGATGCGGGTATCGGTCAAATCAGCGTGCATGGCGGAATGTTCCCTTCGGTCAAGTTCATGTATTCGGCGATCAGGTCGCTATCGGTCCACTTGTCATAGCGCTTGCGCAGCGCTTCGGCGGCGAGGTCTTCCAGATCATCGCTGGTCAGCACTTCAAACCATTGTTCGATTATGTCGTCGATAATGGCGGCGCGGTCAGTCGTTGGGTTCATGTTGTCGGTCATGGCTTACAGTCCTTGTGCTTTGTTGAGTGCGGCGTCCGCTTGCGCGTGCAATTTGTCCAGCAAGCGCCAAGCGCTCGGGGGCGCGCTTCCATGCACGGCGAGCGCGTGCGTCCATGTGGCGAGATCGTCCAGCGCCCGGAACAAGTCGGGCAGCGCGTCCGCCTGCAAACGCGCGATTTCGGTGTATAGTTTCAATTGCGGATTGTCGGTCATGTTCGTTTGCTCCTTTAGTGTCGTGTGGTGGTCAGTTGCGTGTGCGGCGCTCTATCCATGCGGCCAGCGCAGTGAACGCGATCAGATAGAGGATGATGAATAGGTTGAAGGGCAGATAGGGCTCTAGATCGAATAGCATGGGTTAGGCTCCCGGCTTGAGTTCTACGCGCCAGTAGCCTCGGCGGCGGCTGGCGGTGAATGCGTTGCAGTCTTTCACCTTGATAGCGGCGGTTGCGCGGCGAATGTCGGCAAGGTCGCGTCCGAAGTGCCAGTCGTCCCATTTGGACTGAACGTGCATCCCCATGGCGAGCATGTGCCAAATTGCCTGATCGGCGGTTTCGAAGATTGCGCCTTTGGGCGGCTTGACGTTGCAGTGCATGGGTTAGGCTCCCGCTTTGATTTGCGCGTTGAGGCGCTGCAGCCATTGCAGCGAAGTGTAAATGGCAACGCCGGGCAAGTTGCGGCTGGCGATCGTATCAACAAACGCGCGGTCCCATGTTTCCATGACGGCAACGTCATTGTCGGCGATGATCCAACTATTGCAGCGGTCGCATAGTTCGGGAATGGTTGTCATGATAGTTTGTGTCCTTTGCTCCGATACCCACAATGTATACCCACAAACTAACTTGTCAAGCGTATTTGAAACAAAAAAGTTTGGGTGTTTGAAATGCCCAAGATTGCCCAAGATTGTAACACTTTTGGTGTCGTTACTGACATTGGTGTAAATAAAAAAAGTGTTTCTTGGCGGTTTGGGTGCAATCTTGGGTATCTGAGGGGGTAAACATTGCCCAAGAGAAAAGGCCGGAGTTGCTAGGTGCGGGAAGCCTCTTTGGCGGTTTAGGTATCTGATTGTGTATTTACGATGAAAAGTTGTAGTTGTTAAGAATGGTTCGCAATAAGATAGAATTTCTGGCGACTGAAAACAGAATGCCTAGATTGCCCAAGACGCCAAGGCCCTCTCTTGCCGGTTTCTCTCCCGGCCACGCAAAAAGCCGTTGCGTTTTGTTTACGTTTGTGTCATTGTCCTTTTGGTCAAAACGAAAGGACCGCAAATGAAGATCGACAAGCATATCCCGCCCCCGCCAGCGTTCGGGCAAAAGTATCCGTTTAATCGCATGGAGCCGGGCGATAGCGTTTTCTTTCCCGGCGAAAACAAGAGCGACAAGCAGCACCCGGCCTACATGACAGTTCGCAACTACGTTAAGCGTAACGGCTGGCGCGTTGCGGTTCGGTCTGTTGTTGAGAATGGCGTGAAGGGAATACGTATCTGGCGCACAGAATAAATCGTAACCAATCTGGCACCAATAAATATAAAGGGCCGTGCGATAATTCGTGCGGCCCTTGTGCTTTTTGAAACGCCCAAACCGCCCAGCCCAAAAGGTCAAACCAAATTTGTTGCAACGGAATGCTTTTTGCCGCCGGCCGTTCCGGGAGGGGGGAGGGGGTGGGGCCGGCGGGCGCGTGGCTGTCACGGGCACCGCCCGCAGACAATTTTTTAAAAATTTTTTATTATCACACCGCAAAAAGTGTTACGCTTGCATCCAGAGCCCGCGTCAACTAAAGTGCTGCACATGACCTTTTACTCACTGCCATTCACGCCCGAGCGCGTCGAAGCCACTGAGGCGCGTCTGGAAGCCATCTATGAAGCAGCCAAATACGGCCTCAAGGGCGACAGCCTCGCCTTGCGTGCTGGCCTGACCCCGGCGCAGTATCGCCGGCTGCACGAGTTCGACCCGCTGGTGGAGATAGCCGAGATGAAGGGCCGGGCCGACGGCGAGTTCAACGCGGCCAAGACGCTGTACGACGCTGCGGCCGAAGGCGACGCCACGGCCGCGCTCAACATCCTGAAGCATCAGCATGGGTGGGTTAGCAAACAGGCCGTCGAAGTGTCGATAGAAGGCCAGATCAGCGTAATTGCAGCTTTGGAAAAAGCGCAGCGCCGTGTTATAGAGGCTCAATATACGGAAGTGGAGAGCGCGCCAACGCCCTCCACTCTCCTGACCAACCAACAAGAGGAAGTTGTTGATGGCTACGCACTCGATAACGCAAGAGCGCCTGAAAAGTCTACTGACGTATGACCCCGACACCGGCGAATTCCGCTGGCGCATACGCCGATCTAATCGCGCGCCTGAGGGCAGCCTAGCCGGATGCCGAGACCGCTACGGATACATTGTAATTCGTTTAGACGGTACGCTGTATAAAGCGCACCGGCTGGCATGGCTGTACTGCTATGGCGTGTGGCCAGTTAAAAATTTAGACCACATAAACCAAACTCCCGGCGACAACCGGATAGCTAATTTGCGCGAAGCTGATCAGCATGAGAATAATCAGAACCGCCGCGTCCAGCGCAATTCGCAGTCCGGTGTAACGGGCGTTTCACTGCATAAAGCCAGCCAACGCTGGCACGCCCGCATACATACACGCGACGGTTGCCGCAGCTTAGGCTATTACGATACAAAGGAAGCCGCCGCGCAAGCACGCCGCGCAGCCGAACTAAAGATTTACCCGTTTAGGAACGCAAATGCAGCAGCCGATATATAGCGCGCAGGATGAAGTCGAACTTATGGCGCGTCTATGGACGCCCAGCATTAAAGACGATCCGCTTGCGTTTGTTCTTCTCGCTTTTCCGTGGGGCGAAGCGGGTACGCCTTTGGAGCGGCACAGCGGTCCGCGCCGATGGCAGCGCCAGATTTTGACCGACATCCGCGATCACATTAAAACCAACCACGGAAAAATAAATTACGAGGTGTTTCGCGAAGCCGTGGCGTCGGGCCGTGGGATCGGTAAATCCGCTCTCGTAAGCTGGCTCGTCATTTGGATGATGAGCACCCGGATCGGCGGCTCCGTTATTGTGTCCGCTAACTCTGAAGCGCAGTTGCGGTCCGTCACTTGGGCCGAAATCACAAAATGGTTGGCCATGTCGATTAACAGCCATTGGTTTGAAATCGCGGCCACTAGGATTATGCCAGCTAAATGGCTGACCGAAATTGTCGAACGCGAACTTAAGAAAGGCACCCGATATTGGTCAGTTGAAGGGCGGCTGTGGTCTGAAGAAAACCCCGACGCTTACGCCGGTTTGCACAATGAAGACGGTGTGATGCTGGTGTTCGACGAAGCCTCGGGTATTCCGGACAGCATCTGGTCGGTCGCGGACGGCTTCTTCACGGAGAATACGCCGCATCGCTTCCATCTCGCGTTTTCTAACCCGCGTCGCAACACGGGGTACTTCTACGAAACGTTCCATTCCAAGCGCAACTTCTGGCGCACGCGCAACATTGACGCCCGCGAGGTCGAGGGGACGGATAAGAACCTCTACCAGCGCATCATCGACGAGTACGGCGCGGACAGCTACCAAGCCAACGTTGAAGTCTATGGGGCGTTCCCGTCGGAAGGCGATGACCAGTTCATCGCGGTCAGTCTGGTCGAGGACGCCATGAAGCGGGCCAAGCACAAGGACGAGACGGCGCCGATCACCATCGGCGTGGACCCGGCGCGCTTCGGGTCGGACGCGACCGTCATCGCCGTCCGCCAAGGCCGCGACATCATCGCGCTAAAGCGCCACAGGGGCGCGGACACCATGGAGGTGGTCGGGCACGTCATCGACGCCATCGAGGAGTACAAGCCCGCGCTGGTGTGCATCGACGAGGGCGGCCTAGGCGCAGGCGTCGTGGACCGGCTGAAGGAGCAGCGGTACAAGATACGCGGCGTGAACTTCGGCAATAAGGCCATGAAGCAAC